TCCTTGAGCCGCGGGCCCTCGCGCCGCGGGCTGCCGATGATCGCGGTGTCGATCTGCTGGCCGACCAGCGCGCCGATCGCGCCGCCCAGCGGCCCGCCGACCATCGTCCCCAATGCGGTGAGAAGCAATGTCGCCATCGAATGTCCTCAGGTAAGCCGCCAGCGGGTGAGCACGGGCCAGGGCGGAGCGCCGGCGCTCCGCGCGACGCGGCCTAGGCCGGCATGGGCGTGGACGAAGCCGTCGCCCCGCGTGGCGATGGCGAAGTGGTACTGGCCGGGGCCGGCGCGCAGCACCAGCACGTCGCCGGGCCGCGTTTTGCCGTCTGCCGCCGCGAACCCGCAGGCGGCGGCGAGGCCGGCAAGCGGGGGCAGCGTGCGGTTGCGCAAGGCATAGCCGTTGGGCAGCGGCGCCGTGCGCCCGATCGCCACCAGCGCAGCGGCGAGCAGCCCGATGCAGTCGAGCCCGGTCTCCGGATCGCGCCCGTGCAAGCGGAACGGGGCCCCCGCGAGCGCTTCGGCCGCGTCGGCCAGCGCCGCGCCGCTCATTGCACCGGCGAGGGATAGCGGGCGACGCGATCGTTGCCCGGCAGGAACGGTTCGCCCTGGAAGTTCGCGGCGTTGGCGAAACGCGTGGCGCAGACCTCGAGCGTGTGCGCGCAGCCTTCGAGCAGCACCGCGCGCAGGCCGGGCACGAGGCTCGCCGCCAGCGGCTCGTCGAGCGCCAGCGTCGCGCCCGTGGCTTCGGCGATCCCCATGGCGATGCCCGCCTGCGGTCCGTCGAGCCAGCGCAGCGTGCCGCCGAGCACGGCAGCCGCCGGCGCATCGGTCGTCACCGTCACGCTGTTGACGGCCAGGTCGTGGCTGACGAGCACCGCCTCGTGCAAGAACCGCGCAGCGGACAAGCCGCAGCCGGGGCCACAGAACGCCGCACGGCACGATGGCGACGTGCGCGGGATGGGATCGCGCAGCAGTTCTGCCTTGCGCGATTGCAGTTCGGCGGTGAACGCCCCCGCTTCCTGCACGACCGCCCCGATCGCTCCGGCATAGACGACCTCTCTGTCGCCGCTGTCCCAGTCGACCAGTCCGACCAAGACCCGCGCGCCGTCGAAGCGCCCGGCGGCGAGATCGGCGGCGGACAGCGCATCGTGGCTCAGCGCGCCGGTGACTTCGGCGCTGTCGGGCTCGAATCCCGAAGACCGCCGGATCGCCGAAGGCGCCATGCCCGGCGCGGCGCGGTGGAGCACGCCGTCGAACCACAGGTCGCGGTCGTGGCTAGTGAAGCCCAGCGTCACCCCGTCACGGCGCAACACCCGCCAGAAGGTGGCCGCGGTTTCGAGCGGCTGGGCGAACCAGGTGCGGCTCATGCCGCCTCGCGCAGTTCGACCACGGGCACCGAGGGCGCGTCGCCGGCGGCGAAGGCGGCGCCGGCGATCTCCAGCCGATCCTCGGCGAAGCGCACGGGGACGTCGAAGCGGAAGCCGGCGCGGATCATCGCATCGGCTGGCGGCGCGTCGGCGAAAGTCACCACGCCGAGCGGATCGAGCGTCCACGCGCTCGCCGCCGCGCCATCGACGCTGACCAGGACCGACCCGCTGACGGGCCGGGTAATCCTGCGCACCTGTTGCGCCCCGTCCTCGCCATAGCGCTTGACCAGGGCAAAGCTCGCGGTGGTTCCGTCACCCACGCCGATGAGCTGGTCGATCATGGTCGGCACGCCGATCATATCTTGCGAGGAATTGTCCGAGGGATCGCGCAGCCGGAAGCCGCGTGCCGCGCCGCGCCGGGCGCGAAAGAAGGCGATCAGCTCGCCCAGTTCGGCCTCGGAGCGGATCCCCGGGCCGACATCGAAGCGCAGCCGGGCATCGGTCCACAGGCTGTTGCGCCGCTCGAAGCCCGAGGCAGTGACCGCCACCGTGGTCGAGAACTCGGGCGCGATGGTGGCATCCATGCCGAGCGGCAAGGGATAGGCGATGTCGTCGTATGCCTGCATGTCGTCCTCTTCGGTCAAGGGCAGCCGGACGTAGCCGTCGCGGCAGATCTGCGGGCTCGCCCAGACGAAGACCTCGTGAGCCTGGCGCGCGAGTGCCTCGTCGGCGCCGCGGTCGATCGTGCGCCAGAGATTGGCATCGTCGGCGGAGAGCACGAAGCCGGCGAGGTAGTCCTGCTGCTCGGCCGGGTAACCGAGCCGGGCATCGACCGTCGCGTGGCCGGCGCGCCGCAGCGCATCCCGGCCGGTGGTGAGCCAGTCGTAGTCCTCGACCTGCAGCCGGTCGAAAGCCGGGCTGGCCCAGCCCAGCGGCAGGTTGGCCCGTCGCGCCTCGGGCATGGCGGGATCGAGCACGGTCGGCAGGAAGGTCAGCAGCAGGACTTCGGCTTCGTCCGGCGCCGCGGCATCGCGTACTGCGTCGGTCAGCGCCGCGGTTGATGCGGCGAGCACCGCCCCCGCCGTGTCGAGCAGCGCCTGCCGCGCCGCGTCGATCGCGCCGCGCATGTCGGCGATCACCGGCGGACTGCCGCCCAGGGCGGCGCGCGCAGCGTCGTCGTAGAGGCACGGGCGGCCGTCGGCCATGATCCACCACCACGGTTCGCCGATCTGGAAGCGCACTGGCACCGTGGCTTGGTTCATCAGCCCGACGAACGCCGCAGCGACCGATTGCAGCCAGGCCATTGCCGCCGCGTGGGCGGGCGAGAGCAGGGCGGAAGGCGGATCCCAGCCAGTGCGGGCCGGATCACCGTTCGCTGCGCGCTGCTGCCAGGTTTCGGGGCAGTGCTGCGCCAGCAATTCGTACGATAGCGAGGCGATCGGCGCATAGCCGCGCGCATTGCATTCGGCGAAGAAGGCGCGATGCCAGACGCGCGCCGGGGTGCACAGCGGATCGCCGCTGCCGGGCACGCGATAGGCCCCGCTGGCATGGGCGAGCCGCGGATAGTGACTCATGCCCAGATAGTGCAGGACGCTGCCGCGGTAGCCGAGACCGCGTAGATTGCGGATCACCCGCGCCGGGGTCTGGGTGCCGCAGTCGTCGAAGGCGGTGGCGGCGGCGAGTCCGTGAGGCGGCACGACCACGTCGCCGATGGCGATGACGGCGCGTTCGCCGGTGCAACGGATTGCGGTCAGCTCGACCCAGCCTTCGATGGCGGTAGCCAGCGGCTCGGTGCTGCCCGCGACGTAGCCCGGCGCGACGAGCGACACGAACAGCCGGTCGATGCTGGCGGGGTAAACCGGATCGGCCTCGGCGGGATGGAGGAACCCGCCCGCCAGCGCCGAGAACGGCAAGGACACCTGCGCATCCTCGGGCGTGCCCACGGCGTAGTTCCACAGCCGCACGTACCAGGCGCGGGGCGCGCCGGCGGCATCGCGGCCCTCGATCGTCAGCGTCGGGCCGTGGACCGCGTCCAGCGCGATCACGCCGTGCGAACGCCAGCGGAACGAGAGCGTGCAGCGTGCATAGTCGCGCTCGGTGCGATAGCCGAGCAGCGGGTGGTCGTGCCGGTCCTCGCTCTCCCAGATCAGCCCGGCGAGGTCTCCCTCGCGCAGGAACACGGCATCGACACGCAGCGCGTCGGGCGCGGTGGTGACGACGCTGGCCATCATCGGCCGCGGAAAGTTCACGGTCCAGAACCGCGGATCGAAGCGCTGGATCCAGGCGGAGGCCTGGCCTTCGCGCCGGGCGGCGAGCCAGAACGACATGGGTGTTCCTTCCTTCAGATCTTCTGCACCACGGGGAGGATGGTTATCCCTGCAGAGCCCGTCGCACCGCGCTCGCCACCTGGCGGCTCGAGCGCTGCAGCGCTTGCGGCGCCTGGCCGGGCGCGGCGGCCACGTGGATCGAGACGCGGACTTCGCGGGCCCGGCCCGGCACCGCTTCCACGCGCCCGGCCGAGGTCGGCACGAAGAGTTCGGGCCCGCGTTCGCCGACGATATAGCCGCGGCCGGGCGAGACCGGACCACCGGTGGCGCGGCCCGGCAGGTCGAGCATATTGATCACCGTACCGAAGATGTCGGGCAAGTCGAAAGGCCCGCCGCCGGCGCGGCCGTTGCCGCCGAACAGCCCCTTCACCGCCTGCGCGGCGATATCGTTGATCACCTGCAGCGCGATACGCTTGAGGTCGTCGAAGCCGAGGCTGCCGCGCCGGAGCGCGCCGAGCAGGCCGCGTTCGAGCACTTGCCCGGCGCGCTCGAAGCCGGTCACCAGCTCGGTGTCGACCGTGGTGCGCATGTCCCGGATGTCCTGCACGAAGCCCTGGGTGCCGGCGCGGACCTCGACCAGCAGGCTGTCGACTTCATCGTCCATCCTCGTGCTCCATCATGCGGTCGAGATCGGCCCGGGCGAGCGGTGCTTCGCCATCGAGCGGGGCGAAGGCTGCGGCGAGCTCGGCAGGGGTCGCGGCCCAGAACTCGGGGGCGCGCCAGCCGAGCCCACGGGCGGCCAGCGCCCAGCTGCGCAGCGCCGTTTCAGCGAACCTCAAGTTCCCTTGAGGATCTGGGCGAGGAGGCTGCGCAGCGGTGCGGCGCAGGCGGCGAGGCCCTGGAGCACGACGGCTTCGCCCACCGCCTCGCGAGTCAGCCCGCCGCGTTCCGCCAGGCAGTGCCAAAACAGCGTGGCCATCTCGCCGAGGCGCAACTGCCCGGCACCCGCACGTTCGACGAGGGCGAAGAGCGGGCCCAGTTCCTCTTCGGCGGCCACCAGTGCGGTGAAGCTGGGGCGCAGCAGCTGCGGCACCCCCGCGACGACGAGCGCGGCCTCGCCCCTGAGCGCATTGGCGGTCATGCCGGCGCCACCGCGCCCGAGCTCTCGAGCTGGAGCGTGTAATTGCGCTCGCCGTTGAAATCGCCGGCATAGTCGAGCCGCTGGATCAGGAACTTGCCTCGCAGCTTCTCGCCGTCCTCGAACGACAGCTCGTAGTCGTCGACCAGGCCGGCCAGGGCATTGGCACGCAGCTGCGCTTCGGCGGCGGAGCCGAGAAAGATTCCGGCCGCGCCGACCGAAACCGTGCGCACGCCGGCTCCCGACAGCAGCTCGCGCCAGCCGCCCGAATCCTTGTGGGTCACCACCACCGCATCGCCGGCAATCGACATCTGCGTGGTGCGCAGGCCGGCGACGGTGCGGTAGGCCACGGGCGAACCGTGGTCCGAGATCTTGAGCAGGAATGCGGCGCCTTTCTGGGCTGTCATGTCTGGGCTCCTTTGCCGGTCAAACTGCGTCCGCCATCACGCGGAAGCGGTATTCGAGAAGAATGGCCCTGCGGCTTTCGCCGCGCTGTTCGGCGCGGGCGCGCAGGAACTGGGCGGTCACCACGGCAAAGCCGCTTTGCGCGCGCGGCAGGGCATCGACCCGCGCCTCGATCGCGGCGACGAGGTCCCCCGCAGCGCCCGGCCTGTCGCCGCGGCAATGGAGTTCGAGCGCGACGCGCACTTCGCGGCCCCTGTGGCTCTTGCTGCTCCAGTCGGCGCTGGCGCTGGCGGCCACCGCCAGCCAGGGCAGGCTGGTGCGCGACGGCGCCTCCTCGGTCACGGCGTTGAGCTGGGCGGCGAGCGCCGGATCGGCGGCGAGCCAGGCGATCAGCGCGGCGCGCAGGGGCACTTCCATCGGCTAGTCCTTCGCGAACAGGGGCCAGAGCGTGCGGGCATCGTGCCAGTCGCCCGGCCGCCTGGCGGCGAGCGCGCGGGCCCTGGCGAGCAGCCGCGCGGCCAGCGCGGCCAGGTCGGTCTGCGCGGTGATCACGACAACCGGAGCCGTCGCCAGGGACGCCACAAGGCGGCCACCGCCGCCGGCGGCAGCGCCCCCGCGCCGTCGTTGTCGCGCTCGCGGTGCTGGTGCGCGGCAAGGCGCAGCACGCCGTGGCGCAGACTTTCGGGCAGGGACTCCCAGCTCGGCGCCAGGCCTGCGGTGAAGCGCACGACGACACGGCCCGCGCTGCCCGGCTGGATCACCCGCACGCGGCCGGCGCCATCGGCCTCGAGTTCGACCGCATAGGCCGAAGCGGGCAGCGCGAAGGCCGGCCCGTCGGCGGGCAGGCCCTCGACCGCGGTCATAGCCTGGACCGGCCGCGTCGCCAGCACCTGCCAGTCCGCCGTGGCGGGAAGGACCTCCTCGCAGACCTGCTCGAGCGGCATCGCTCCGGTGAACCCTTCGCAGGCGTCGAGCGCGGTCCGCAACAGCGTGCCGAGCGGCGCATCGTCGGCCCCTGTGCTGATGCCGAGCCACTGTTTCAATTCGGCCAGCGCCGCCGACGGCAGGGCGGCAGGCGTGACGATCCGCCGGTTCATGGGCGTCTCCTTGGAAAAATCTCCGAGATCCTCCCCGGTACGGGGAGGGGGATCACCGCAGGTGGTGGAGGGGGCTTTCGGCCGGGCGATCACCTGGAGGTGAGCCCCCTCCGTCAGCCGCTTCGCGGCTGCCACCTCCCCGTTCCGGGGAGGATTACTAGGCCGCGATCTTCAGCAGCTTGATCGCGTCGCTGTCGAGCACCTGGCCGCCGATCCGCTTGGTGGCATAGAAGTGCACGAAGGGCTTGTTGGTGAAGGGATCGCGCAGGATCGCGGTGGCGCTGCGTTCGGCGATCAGATAGCCGGCGCGGAAGTTGCCGAAGGCCACCGGGAAGGCGTTGGCGCCGATGTCGGGCATGTCCTCGGCCTCGACCACCGGATAGCCGAGCAGCCGGTCGGGCTGGCCGTCGACCAGCCCCGGCTGCCACAGGAAGGCGCCGTCCGAGGTCTTGATCTTGCGCACCTCGGCGAGCGTCGAGGCGTTCATCACCCAGCTCGCGCCCTGGCGGTGCCCGGCCTGCAGGGTGTGGACGAGGTCGATCAGCTTGAGCTCGGGCGCGGTGCCCAGAGTCGCGGCATTGCCGCTG